TCTTCCCGTATCTCCCCGATGCAGTCGGAACCAATGCTGGACAGTCCTTTTACAGTCCGACCTAATCCCATTCCATGACGACTAAGCCTAAAAAGACCCAACCGCTACGAGGGGCAACCAAGCCGAGGGTTCATAGCCCACTTCTTAAAGGCAAGACCAGAGCTAATGAAGTAATTGAAATGGTTGAGCGTCTAAAGATGGACAAACTCATGCCTTATCAGGAGTTCATCCTTAAAGACATGATGATGGTGGATAAGAAGAACAATTACAGGCGCAAGACGAGCCTGCTGCTTATAAGTCGGCAGAATGGTAAGTCTCACCTAGGCAGAGTCAGAGTTATTTGGGGAATGTTCTATGGAGACGAAAAGAAGATAATTATTATGTCTGCCAACAGAGCTACATCGCTCATGCTCTTTCGAGAGATTGCATGGATCATAGAATCAACACCAGAGCTAAAGGCCATGACTAAGGTAATTAGGTATGCAAATGGCGGGGAAAGAATAGAGTTGCTTAATGGAGCCACTCTCGATGTAATCAGCGATAACTCGTCCTCTCCCAGAGGTCGCACTGCTGACTTCTTATGGATTGATGAAATCCGAGAAATCTCAGAAGACGGCTATAAAGCAGCAGTACCAGTGACCCGCGCTCGCGCTAATGCTCAGACATTTTTGACTAGCAATGCTGGTGATGTTTTCAGCAGTGTGCTTAATTCGCTTGTCGAGCGCGCCAAAGAGTATCCACCAGAAACTTTTGGCTATTATGAGTATTCTGCTCCACAGTATTGCAAAATAGACATAACACTAGATTCCTTTTGGCGAGATGCAGTAGTACCTAGCAATCCTGCTTTGGGGTACATAATTACTAAAGAGTCGATTGAAGAAGCAATCGCTACAGCTGCTACAGAAACCACGAGAACCGAAACGCTATGCCAATTCGTGGATTCTTTGCAATCACCTTGGCCTTTTGGCATTCTTGAGGATACTAGCGATAACACGCTAGAAATTGCAGTTGGGGCTTATACTATATTTGGTTTCGATGTCAGTCCTTCGAGAAGGAACGCATCTTTAGTTGCTGGACAATTACTTCCAGATGGAAGGATTGGCATTGGAATCATGCAGACTTGGAGTTCTCAGGTCGCAGTAGATGATCTAAAAATTGCAGCTGAGATTAAAGGCTGGTGCGATCTGTTTCATCCGCGAATGGTCTGTTATGACAAGTACGCGACTCAATCCATAGCCGATAGATTAAAGCAGGCTGGAGTTATGACTGAAGATGTCTCAGGCCAGCAGTTCTATCAGGCGTGTGGGGATTTGCTCACTGGATTAGTGACGCATAAGGTCGTTCATAATGGGCAAGCGGAACTTATCCAACAGATGAATAACTGTGCAGCCAAAGTCAATGACTCAGCTTGGCGTATCGTAAAAAGACGTAGTTCTGGCGATATTAGCGCGCCCATCGGAATTGCAATGGTGGTAAGCAAGTTAATGCTTCCAGCACCTAAGCCTCAGATTTATAGTTAGACACGCACTAGCATATTGTCTAATCTCTTGACAAATGCTACAATTTCTGTCTATGGGTATCTTCTCGCGTAAGCCTCAAATCTTGGAAGCGCAAAACGCTCCACAAATTATGTCCGAGTCTTACTTGACTTATGGCAATTACTTCCCAGTCATGGTCACTCGCGCCCAAGCTCTCTCAGTACCCAGCATCAAAAGATGCCGCGATCTAATCTGTGGCACTATTGCAAGCATCCCTTTAGAGTATTACAAAAAATCTACAGGTGAAATGATTTCTCCACCAAGATGGATTGAGCAACCATCTAAAGCTCAGCCACGATTTGAGACCCTTTATTTTACGCTTGATTCGTTATTGATGTATGGAGTCAGTTACTGGCAAATTACCGAGACATATCTTGAAGATAACAGAATGGCTAACGCTAATTGGGTTGCTAACAATCGCGTAACATTCAATACAGACTCAGTCAATAATTTTGTGACACAGTATTATTTAGATGGCGTTCCGTTACCGATGTCGGGTTTAGGTTCTTTAATTACTTTCCAAAAAGATGAAGGCATTCTTGCTGTTGGTGGTTCTACTATTAAAGCTGCACTCGATGCACAAAGAGCTGCAAGTGTTGCATTAGAAACGCCCAGCGCGACTGGCTTTTTGAAGAACTCGGGGGCTGACCTCCCACCTAATGAAGTTACTGGATTACTAGCCGCATGGAAGCGCGCCCGTCAAAATAATGGCACTGCTTACTTAACTGCAACTCTTGATTATCAAACTACAGGCTTTAGTCCTAAAGACATGGCTTATCAGGATGCAATTCAAGGATTAGCAACTGAATGCGCGAGACTTTGTTCTGTTGATCCTTATTATGTTAGTGCTTCGATGAACACCACTATGACCTATGCCAATGTCCAAGACGAGAGGAAACAGATGGTGGCTTTTACTTTGCAACCATATGTATCCGCTATTGAGTCGAGGCTTAGCATGGATGATGTAAGCACTGCTGGACATTATGTCAAGTTTAGTTTAGACGACTCATTCTTAAGAACTGAACCAATGGAAAGATTGCTAGTGCTAGAAAAGATGTTAGCACTTGGTTTAATTACAACAGAACAAGCAATGCAAATGGAAGACCTATCACCTAACGGGAATGGCAACTAATGGAAACTCTATACATTGAAGCATCCTCAATCGAATGCTCAGAAGAACGCAGAGAAATCTCTGGAAAGATTGTGCCACTTGGGACTGGTGAAATCGGCCATACCAATCTTGGTGCATATACCTTTGCAGCTAACTCAATCGAGATTGCAGACCCATCTAAAATTAAGTTGCTATCACAGCACGATCTAAAAAAGCCTATTGGTCGCATGACTGCTTCAGAGACTCGCGCAGATGGTATCTATGCAACCTTTAAGTTAAGTCGCTCCTCAGGCGGTAATGACGCACTTATTATGGCGCAAGAAGGTCTAGTAACAGGCTTGAGTATCGGGGCAGAAATCCTTTCATCCCAGCCATCAAAAGATGGACACACAGTAGTCTCTTCAGCGAGGCTCAAAGAAGTTTCTCTAGTAACTGTTCCCGCATTTGCGTCTTCAGAAATACTAGAGATCGCAGCAGAGGAAGTTATCCCTGTTGAAGAAAACCCACAAACAGAAAGCGAGACAGCTGTGGAGAATACTCCAGAGACAGTTGCAGCACCAGTAGAGGCAGCAGCAGTTGAAGCTGCTCGTCCTACAGTTACAGCAATGTATTACACAAACCCACGCCTTAACCTAAATGTTACAGCAGGCGAATACGCTAAGGCTCAACTAAACGCATCACGCGGTGACGCAGATGCTCGCGAACTGATGGCAGCTCTACAGGTTGCAACAGTCGCAGAAAACACAGGTATGGTTCCACCTACATACCTAAAGGATGTAATTGGTATCATCGATTCATCTCGTCCATTCATCGATTCAATTGAGCGTGCAGCACTTCCTGCAAGCGGAATGAAAATCTTCACTCCAAAACTCGGAACTCAGGCTACTGTTGCATTGACAGCAGAAGGCGCAGAGTTCTCATCAACAGACACCACAGTAACCTTCCAAGAAGATACAGTAGTAAAGTTCGCAGGAGCTGGAAAACTAGATGTTGAATTAGTTGATCGCTCAGACCCATCATTCCTAGACCTATATCTCCGTGAGTTAGCTGCAAGCTACGCACAGAAGACAGATGCTTACGCAGCAACAATCGCTGCTGATGGTGCTGACAGTTCAACTGGCGCAACCATTTACAAGTCTATCGCTGATGGAATTGCAGATTCTTACGGCGTAATGCGTTTTACACCAAATAAATTATTGGTTGCACCATCTGGCGGTTATGTAAATATTGATTATGCAAACCTACTTGGTGCAGTCGATGGTAGCGGTCGTCCTCTATTTGCTGCTGCTGTCGTTCAGAACGCAGCTGGTTTAATTTCTCAAGGCTCGACTCAAGGAACTGTTGCAGGACTTGATTTAGTAGTTGATCCTAACTACACAGGCAACACAGGTAACGCTAAGGTCGCTCTTGTTTATCCATCAGCTGCAATGCGATTCCACGAATCAGGCACACTCCAGATTCGTGCAAATGTAGTTGCAAATGGTCAGCTTGAAATTGGCATCTACGGATATGTTGCAGTAGTTAATCGCTACCCAACAGCATTCCGCAAGCTAGACATCGCGTAATCGAGTAACACTCTAAGTCGCTCTGGGGAGTAGTAGCCCTCTACTCCCCAGAGTCTTAAGAAAGGAATGGCAATGGCACTTACGACAGTTAGCGAATTACGCACCACTTTGGGTGTCGGCACGCTATACACTGATGCTGTTCTCCAAGAAGTCTGTGACGCTTCAGACGCTGTTCTTATTCCGATGTTATGGACACCTAATCAATTTTCAGTTGCACATAGCAATGTACCTGACATCGGTACTCTTTATTTCAATGAACCTATTACAGAAGTTTTTTATGTTGGACAATCTGTAACTATTACCAATTCTGGCACAAAATATAATGGCACTAAGACCATTACAGCAGTCGGTGAATACTCAATCAGTATTGCTACTACTCACACCACTACTGTTCCTTATCACGTAATTGAGCCTTATGGCACGGTTGCTCCAGATACTTACACAGTCTGGACAACAGATACAGCTATACAGAATGCAGCTTTGATGATCGCTGTTGATATATGGCAAGCAAGAACCGCTACTCTCTCTGGTTCTAACCTTGTCGATTTCCAGCCTTCCCCTTATCGAATGAGCGCACAGCTTCTCGCTAAGGTGCGAGGATTGATAGCACACGCACTCGACCCACGCTCGATGGTGGGATAATGCCAGTTGCTCTCACTACACTCAGAACGACACTAGCTAACGCCTTAGTCGATAACTCAAAATGGCAGACCTTTGCATTTCCGCCTGCTACAGTATTGGCTAATTCAGTTATTGTTAGCCCAGATTCTGAATACATCGTCCCAAGCAATAACCAGCACATCACTATTAGCCCAATGGCTAACTTCAAGATTATTATTACTACGCCTTTATTTGATAATGAAGGCAATCTCAACGGCATAGAAGATTTTGTAGTTCGAGTGTTTAACTTACTTGCTGCATCTTCTCTGGTCTATAATGTAAGCGCAATCAGTGCGCCTAGTGTTCTCAATGCTGCTTCGGGAGACCTTCTCAGCTGCGAGATGTCCGTATCAATCCTTACGAGTTGGAGTTAATATGTCCGAGTGGGAACAAGAGAACGAAGCCTTCCTGAAAAAAATCGGGCAGGTTAGCACACCAACACCAAAGCCAGCATCTACTAAGAAAGACGAGGAATAATCCTAATGGCTGTATTTCTGAATAACAATGTAGGCGTTAAGATTAACACTGTTGATCTTAGCGACCATGTCACAGCAGTAACAATCAACCGTTCATTCGATGAGCTTGAAATAAGTGCCATGGGCGATTCTTCTAGAAAATTTGTAAAAGGTTTGGAAGCATCAACTGTAACCATCGACTTCCTTAATGACACAGCTTCAGCAAATGTTCTCGCAACACTTCAAGCTGCATGGGGAACAACAGTCACAGCTGTATTCTTACAGACCAAGGGAACAGCAGTTTCTGCTACTAACCCTCTTTACACTGTTTCAATTCTTGTCAATAACACTACAGACATCAATGGTGCTGTATCAGACATTGGCACACAGTCAATTACATTTACATGTAATTCAACGATTGCAGTAGCAACTTCAGGCACATTTTAAACAACTAAAAAAAGGGGCAGCTCATGGCAAGACTAAAAATCGTTCGTATAGATGGAAGCGTTATCGAGGGTGAGATTACTCCAGCAGTGGAGTACTCATTTGAGTTATACGCTAAAAAGGGCT